TGCTGAACGGATTGGCTTGGCTTCAGCCGGTGTCGCTGACGTAAAGGTAACTAGACTAAACTAACATTATGCCTAAAGGAAAAGGAACATACGGAACAAAGAAGGGGAGACCCCCTAAGAAGTGAAGAGATTCACAGAGCCTTGGATAATTGTAATCATGTTGCTACTCGTGGCTGCATTTATCGAAGGCGTTCACGTCACTAAACATGACTACTACGACAGCATCCGTTCATCAAAGCTATGCTCTGACGCATGACGTGTAAGCAGGGAACGGGGCTTACATCATAGGAGAAAACTATGACTGTCACTTATACCTATCGTGGCATCAAGTACACGAAAACAAAGTAGCGAACAACAATACAACAAACTAAAATGAAATCATTTATTGCACTTGGAACACTGGCCACCATGGTTGCGACACCTGCAATGGCTGGCCCATATGTCAACACGGAAATCAACAGTGGATTTACTGGATCAGACTACGGCGGATCAGTCACTGATCTACATGTAGGTTACGAAGGTGCTGCAGGAGCTGCTAGCTATTACCTTCAAGCTGGACCATCCATCGTCTCTGTTGATGGGGAGGATGCTAACACTGAATTCTCTGGGAAGGCAGGAGGTTCCTTTCAAGCCACTGAATCTCTGTCCGTTTATGGAGAGATCAGTTTCCTTACAACTGATGCTGATGAGAACAACTACGGAACCAAAGCTGGTCTTAAGTGGGCCTTCTAGATGGACCTTCTGTATTTTACAGTCCTAATATTATTGTTAGGATTTGGTATGGAAATGACTTGGTCTACTAAACGAAAGTAAAAGGAGGGGGAGCACCTCAGAGTAGGACTCCCTTTTCATTGGCATCGGCCCTTACGAGGATACCCTTTGCCGTCTAGACGGTGGGAAAGACCACAAACAAATTGATCAACAATTTCACGTGAGAAATAACTAATACATTTATTTAATTAACAATGGCTAACGCTTTAACTACCGCCATCGGTAGGATTAATAGTACCGCCTCAACTCCGTTGGCGCTAAGTACTGCTTATGATACCAAGTATGGAACTTATCTCAAGCTCTTTTCGGGCGAGATGTTCAAAGGGTTCCAGACCAATACGATCGCCCGTGATCTAGTCACGAAGCGTACCCTTAAGAACGGCAAGTCTTTGCAGTTCATCTATACGGGACGCATGGCAGCAGCTTTCCATGAACCCGGAACTCCAATTTTGGGAACAGAGAACGCACTGCCGGTAGCTGAGAAGACTATCCAAATGGATGATCTTTTGATCTCAAGCGCCTTCGTATATGAACTTGATGAGACTCTTGCGCATTACGAACTTCGTGGAGAGATCGCCAAGAAAATTGGCTTCGCTCTTGCAGAGAAGTATGACCGCTTGATCTTCCGTGCTATCACTCGTGGTGCTCGTGCTGCTCACCCTATCTCAGCTACAGGTAAACTTGAGCCAGGTGGAACACAGATCCGTGTTGGTACTACTAACTTTGGATCCAATGCTTACGCTGCTGACAAACTGATTAATGCATTCTATGATGCTGCTGCTGCTCTCGATGAGAAAGGAGTAAGTTCACAAGGGAGACAGGCTGTATTGAACCCAAGGCAATATTATGAGCTGATCCAACAGGTTGGAGAGAATGGTCTCGTAAACCGTGACGTACAAGGTTCCTCACTTCAAAATGGAACTGGAGTTGTCTCGATCGCAGGCATCCAAATCCACAAATCGATGAACATCCCATTCTTCGGTAAGTATGGTACTAAGTACGGTACTGATGCTATCGACAATACAGGTCAAGTATCACCTACTAATGTCGGTTCACACGTAGAAGCTGCTGTAGAAGATGCTGCTGCTGATGTAGCTGGTATCAATAACGAGTATGGTGAGGAGACTGAATTCAAACACTCCTGTGGACTTATCTTCCAGAAGGAAGCTGCAGGTGTTGTAGAAGCTATCGGACCTCAAGTACAAGTTACTAGCGGTGACGTTTCGATCATGTATCAAGGTGATATCATCCTTGGCCGTTTGGCTATGGGCGCTGATTATCTGAACCCTGCTGCATGTGTTGAGCTTATCGCAGGTGCAGCTACAGGCGCAACAGGCGCTGCTGCATTCTAAGCTTATCTTTCATTTATACACGGGGAGACTTCGGTCTCCCTTTTTTTATCTATACATTATGCCAATTCCTACCACTAACGCTACACAAGAATTACCAGCAGTCAACGAAATACTAGCGTCAGTTGGTCAGGCGCCTGTATCTACCCTCGATCAAACCAACCCGGACGTTGCGATTGCTTATGATACTTTACTACAAGTATCTCGAGAAGTACAGGCAGAAGGCTGGAGTTTTAATACAGAATATAACTACCCACAAACTACTACAAATAAACAATATGTCATCCCTACCAATATGTTGCAAGTAGATCTTACGCAAGACCCTAATAGTATTGGTAAGAATATAGTACGCAGGGAGGGGAAACTTTACGATAAGTACAACCACACTTATGACATCAAAGATGATGATACTGCAGACAACTTAAAGTTAGATGTAGTTTGGTGGTTTGATTGGGTAGATTTACCGATACCTATTCAAGATTTCATTGTCTCTAGGGCAGCTACAATAGTTTCTAGCCGCATTGTAGGGGATAGTGGGCAGTATCAAATGCTACAACAAAGAGAAGCTTACACAAGAGCAATGGCCTTAGAGTATGAGACTCAGCAAGGGGACTATACTTTCTTCGGGCACACTAAAGGACAGAACTTTTATAATAGCTATCAACCTTACCACGCATTGTATCGCTAATGGCAGCAGTAACTCAAACAATACCTAACTTTCTAGGTGGGGTATCAAGGCAAACAGACATCAAGAAACAACCTGGTCAAGTGAGAGATTGTCTCAACGCTTTCCCTGACCCAACCTTTGGGTTGATGAAGAGACCAGGTTTTAAATTTATTAAAAATATTTATACACCTTCTTCTGGTACTAATCCAGAACTAAAGGATGCTAAGTGGTTCTTTATTAAACGAGATAACTTAGAAACATATATTGGATGTATTTTAGATACAACTAATCCTGATGGCAGCGCTTCTATTCATGCATCCAATCCTATTAAAATTTGGAATAAAGAGGGTACAGCTTGTACAGTTACTTATGAATCCAGCCCTGCTGATGCCAAGCTGTACCTTGACACAACTCGTGATAACTATGATATCTTAACAGTACAAGATACATCTATCATTACTAATAAGACTAAAACAGTTACAGCTTCACCAACACCACCAACAGGATCTACATATGTATCTAAATCAAAAGGAACTGTAAGGATTAAAACAGTTGCATACAGTGTTAAGTATGAAGTTAAGTTGAATGTAGGTGGTACAGATTATTCTGTTGATTATACTACATTGAATGCAGAAAACTTAAGCGACCCTACCGGAAGCCCTGCACCACTAGAAGAGAAGTTCAATACTGCACTAAGAATTCTAACAGAACTAAGGACTAAACTATTAGCTCTATCTATAAGTGGTCACACACTAACTGTAGATCGACTAGACTCTTCTTTAGAGTTATCTTTAAAGACCACTGGAAGCGGTACACCTTATGCAGCTTTTGAACTAACAACAACTGATAGTCAAGGTGGTATACATATGGATGGTTTTAACGAGAAAGTTGGAACTCAAGCAGAACTACCTGCACAGTCAGTTCAAGGTAGAGTAGCTAAAGCTGTCGCATTAGGCGGTGCTTCAGAGACATTCTGGCTTAAGTTCTTTGCTGATGATGGTACGTCTGGTAGAGGTTCTTGGGAAGAAACAAAAGATCCTACTGTCTCAGACGGTATGAATGCAACGACATTGCCACATGAACTGTTTAACAGTTCTGCTAATACATTCGTATTCAGACAACCTAAACAAGCAGATGGTTCAACATTAGCTTGGAATAATAGAGTAGTAGGAGACGCTCTCACTAACTCAGATCCCAGCTTTGTAGGTAAAACAATTCAGCAAGCATTCTATCATAACAATAGATTAGGATTCTTGACTGAAGATAATGTATCAATGAGTAAGTCAGATGACTTCTTTAATTTCTACTTTACTTCCGCTTTAACCGCAACAGATGATGACCCTGTCGATATCAATTGTTCTAGCATTAGACCAGCCGTACTGCATGCAGTTATACCGACAGCACAAGGTTTGATCCTATTCAGTAGGAATCAACAGTTTATTATGTTCTCTGATGCAGAGATACTGACACCTTCTTCAGCAGTTATACGAGGCATCTCAAACTTTGAGATGGATTCTACAATTGACCCTGTGGATGTAGGTACACACATTAACTTTGTAAGTAAGACACCTAGCTACACACGTATATTTGGTATGCAGACTAGAGGTTCTGAAGAGAGTCCTCAAGTTATGGATATTGGTAAGATTGTATCTGAATGGGTACCAGACACAGTTAACAGCTTACTATCTAGCCCACAGAACTCACTTATTGCTTTGTATGGGGATAATAGAAGCACCTATGTAGGTGACAATAAGATGTACCTACACAAGACATATAGTGTCGGTGATAAGATGGTTATGCAAGCATGGTTTAACTGGGAATTACCAGGAAACATACAACATGCTGCTATTGATTCTGATACGATGTGGGTTGTTTTAGAGTACAGTGGAAAGTATGTTCTTGCTAGTGCTAGTTTAACTCAAACACCAGATGAAGCTATTATTGTTAACAGTGATGGTCAGCAAGTGAATCCACATATGGATCTATATGGTGCAGTAAGTTCTATGACTTACGATTCAGTTAACAATCTCACTAAATGTTACTTACCCACAGGTTATGATGATAGTGAAAATCTAACTCCAGTACTACTTATTAAAGGTAACGGTACTACTAACTTTGAAGGTGTTACAGAGTCTGGATTTACAATCAACCCAACCAGGCCTACAGGTCAAACACATGCAACTTCCTCTCCTTACTTTGAAGTACCTAATAAAGATATTTCAGGACTAACAGCTTTAGATACAGTTGATACTATAAGTGCTGCAGATGGCTCTAGAACTGCCGGTACATATACTATAGGATCAAGTGATTACACTACAGATGGAAATGGTAGCGGAGCTACTTTTAGTATTGTTATAAATGGCAGTGGAGCAGCTACAATTACAGTTACTGCTGCAGGTAAGGGTTATGCAATAGATGAAACCTTTACAATACCTGATAATAAATTAGGTAGCGGTGGTGGAGCCAGCCTTACATTTGATGTTGCTACAATAACTTCTGATGTAATCATAGGCTATACATACAACTATAATATAGAACTACCTAAGACATACTTTAAACTAGCACAAGATGGATCACAGTATGACTACACTGCAGCACTGACTATTGCACGTATGAAGTTTGCTGTAGGATTATCTAGTGTCATAGGTTTTAAAGTTAAGAGTAGAGGTTACAGAGGAGAACTAGCTGAGAGAGAAGGTGATGGCTCTACTACAGCCTTCAGTGTTCCATTCCCACTTAAGGAAGAGAATGGCATTGTAGTTAAACTGAATGGAGCGAAGCAACCTTCTACTACTTATAGCGTTACTACTACAGATTCACAAGCTACAGTTACATTCAACACTGCTCCTACAGGAGCTTCTACAGCAGCTAATGTTACGACACCTGCTCAGAAGATTGAGATTACAACAGACACATGGTATGACGTACAATCTACTCAAGAAATGGGTCAGTACCTAACAGATGATGTACCGTTAATTGATGAAAGTGTATTTACTGTACCTATTCATCAACGTACAGATAACTTTAACTTGAGAGTATTTAGTAACTCTCCATTCCCTGTCTCACTGACATCAATGATGTGGGAAGGTAATTATTCACCACGATTCTACCAAAGAGCTTAATGTCCACACAACAAGAACGAGAAGAAGATTCAGTAAAAAGTAATGAACTAATCAAACTAGCTAGTGGAAAAAATAAAGAAGCTGCTAGATACTTACATATGATTGGACATGTATGGCGTGTTATGGATGATGTCTATGATGGAGATTATCCAATTACACGTGGAGATGTTTTAAAGGTTATAGAGTATTTATTTATAGACATACCTTCTAACCGCTTCTTCATTCACCATCGTGATAAATTAAGCTCTCAACATATAACTGCTTATAATGCTTGGAGTGCTGCTAATAGATGGAGTAAAGGTAATTTAGAACAAAGAGTATTTAGCCACGCATGGCGTGGGGACTATCAAGCAGTTGTAGGTCTAGTTGCTCTATTAACTCAAGGTATAGATCACATGAAATTAGTAGACCAGAAAGTTAGGGAAACATTTGGACCAGTAGGAGAAGCTTTTGACATTAACAAACTAGGAGAATAAACTATGGGATGGTTTAATAGCGGCCAGGACGCAGGTAAGAAGGCTGACGATAGATATGATGAACAAGTTGAAGTAGCACATGATGCTGCTATGGATGCATGGCACCATGCTAACGAAAGTGGAGACATGAATTATGTCAACGCTGTATTATCCAATGAAGCACAGAAATACAACTTAGAAACTCAGATACTCTGGCAAGAAGAAACTGCAATGAGGCAGTGGGACTATGAAGCTGAGCAGCACCTAGAAGAATACAATGCTAAAGTAGGTGCATACAATAAATCTGAACGTCTGTATGGTGCGCAAGTAGGTTTAAATGAATACGCACGTCGACTAGCAGATGAATCGGCGGGTGCTGTTAGGGAAGAAAGATTAGATGCTGTAAAATTTGAAGGAATGAAGGCAGGTATTGAAACCAGTCAGGCTAAAACAGATATAGCACAACAAAAAGCTGGTTTGAATATTAATTTATATAAACAAAGATCAAACGTTGACCTTCAGAAACAAGCTGCAGCACTAAAGAGTCAACAGAGGAGAGCTGAATCTGCTTTTAACAGTGAGAAACAACTTGTTGACATGATAAGAGCAGCAGGAAGTACTAGAGCAAAAGGGCAGGCAGGTAGATCTGCTCAGAAAAATATTCAAGCAATCATGGCTACAGGAGGTAGAGCACAGGCACAGCTAGCAGATCAAATAACTAGAGGTGATTCTGCTTACAACCTGGAGATGATGGGACTAGATAAAAGTCTTATTTATGGTGATGCAGAGCATAAACTAGCTACAGCAGGACTCACTTCAAAAGGTGCTTATACTGACATGCTGCATGATCTCGGTGTACAGCAACGTGATGCTACTAAATTAAGTATAGGATCAGCTTATGACCGTGCGTTAAGTAAGTCAGAGTTCGATGAATACGGTGCGAACTTACATGCAGATGCCCAAAGAATGTCTGAACCTGGATTCGGTTCATTACCACCTAAACCTTTAGAACTACCTAGAGCTATATTACTGGATCCTATGATGAATCGTCACCTCCCTGAACCAAGAGAAGGCGCAGGTTCTGGTGGAGTAGGTGCTGCTCAAGGAGCTGCCAATGATACATCTATGATAGTTAATGGATTCCTTTCACTAGCAACTGCTGGTCTTATGGCAATGTGTGACATGCGTGTTAAACATGAAGCAACTTTACTTGAATATACTGAAGTAAATGATGCACTAGCAATGTTAGCATTCGCAGTGAAGGAACTACGTGAGCACTCTTGATAAAGTAAAACAGTTAGTACCTATACAATTCAAATATAAACAAGATAAAGAACAACTTGTTAGGGCTGGATTCTCAGCCCAACAGGTTCAACAATTATTTCCAGATGCTGTTACGACAGTGAATGGAATACTACATATAAAATTAGATGTACTACAAAGGTACATCAATCAAGCTTATGAAGAACTTCTACGGAAGAATTAACAACTAGTACTATGGCATTTCAAGGCTTTGCAAGGGAAGAACAATTCTCCACCAATCAAATTACTATAGACATTAACTCAGTCATAGACAATGACTTAGCGGAAGCTAACCGTCAGTCTAAAATAAGGACTAGAAATTCTGAGATGGCGGATAAATGGGGTACTATGTACCTCAACGCTATGATAAATAAACATGAAGTTGAGAAGAGAAATAGAGAAGAGAACTTTAAGTTCTTTATGGATAATAGGGAGGCAATACAGAAGCAAGAACAATATAACTGGGATGTAAAGAAGAAAGATGCTGAGAGAAGTCACCCCTACGTAAAAGATCTAGGTGCTATACTAGGACCAGCATTGTTTAAGATGGCTGTAACTCTTGGATCAGATGCTATTAAAAAGTATGGTGCTGCGCAGAAGGCAGAACGGGTTGAAGCTGAGGAACAAAAGCATAAGGAAGCTGTAGGGAATTGGAAGAACGTTTTGAATCAGTCTAATCCTGAGCAGCTAAAGATACTAGATGGGATTGACAACTTTCATGGGATGGTCGCTGAGGAGCAGAAGCGTATAGAAGACGAGTGGCGTGCCGCTGGCGATATAGACACTGGTGATATTAAGTCAGCACAATTCGCAAGTGCAATGGGTATGACTAGCTATCTGAGAGAGACTATAGCCTTTTCTCCAGATAAAGTAGCCATTCAATATCAAAATTATAGCCGCAACTTTGAGACAGAAATAAATGGAAGATTATATAATCAAAATGACATTATTGCTGGAGTAAATCAGGCAACACTCAATGTATATAATGCTAGGAAACAGGAGGGTTTCGGCCAAAGCGAAGGGATAAATCTTGCTGAACGTCATGGTGAGGCTGCTGGAAATATAGTAGATGCAATGGTTCAAGAAGATGCACGTTACTCAAAACAATCTCATAACTCAAGTGTTAGAAATGCTCGGGATGAAAGGCACGAGCTTTTCACTAGTAATGTAGAACGAATGCAAAGCCAAGGCAGATCTATGAATGATATATATCAACATACGTTTAATCGTGACGATCCTACTAGCCCTTCCTATAGGATGTCAATGACTGAAACAGGTGCTTTGTGGCAGAGTTGGGCTGATAATGGTATGTTCAATGCAGCGGATCTTGGTAAGCATTGGAGGAACAATAAAGTACATGGTGGTAGAAGCCTAGCGGAGCAACATTCGCAAGGAAATGGAACTAGAGCTTCCCGCGCTTGGAAAGCAGCAATGGATAAAGTTGACTTACAAAATATGCAAGAGATTCAAAACTCCGAGGCGAAGCACAATGCCCTGGCCAAGCAGACGACGAATCAAGCGCTTAATGGTGAGATCGATCAAAAGACAGCTAGAAATACATTAGAATTTTTTGGAGGCCCTCAAGGTAAGGCTATCTTAGCAAAGACATCTACGACCACTTCTAAGAATCTGATTAGTGCATTAAGTAATGCAGCTGGTTTAACAGCTCAACCGCAAGTAGTAAGTGATGGATGGCTGCATGCAGATAAGGAATACAATAAAACTACGTTGGAGGACACCGCTTCCCAACTTATTACAACTGCAGATGGTAAGCACTTAGCACTTTCAGCTTACCCTAGCAATAAGCTCGGACTTACTAATACTAGAATTAATCATGCAACTAAGATGTGGATTGCGGAGGTAACAGATCATTTAATCACTACGCAAAATTACAAGCCAAAAGACCCAATATTAAAGGAAAAAGTACTTGCAATAGCAGATGATCCGCAGAATAGATTCACACAGCGTTTAGCGTGGCAATTGACAGCAGAGACAGGACCACCTGGAGGAGGTCCAGAAGATATGTACGAAGTGCCTCGATTCCCTAATCTAACGAAACCAGATGGTCAAGGTACTACAAGTATAACGGCTGAGTACAGAAGTTTAAAAGCTGACAAGAAGGGACCAGCCCACTGGAAGGATTTAAAAAAGATTTACAACTTGCCAGGTTATCGAGATTGGGTAGAGCAAGTTAATGATACTATACCGCTAGGTGGTAAACATCTACAGAACGTACTAAGTAATCCACCTCCAGAGGTACAAGCGATTATAACTGATCAAAAGCATGGTTCAGCTTGGCAGGCATATATGAATGCACTAAAGTATGGTGGTGAAGACTATGCTGATTTTAAACCTTTAAGTGAAGGAGATGGTTTGGATTTTAATGAAACAAGTCAATTGAATGCTCAATGGGGCGCACAATATGCGAACTTATCTAACTCTACTAAGAAGCATATAAATACACAGGGATTCACACTTGCTCCACATGTACGTCGTGAAGGAACATTACAGCCGCAAGACCACTTTGAACATGGTACACAAGGTATAAAAACTCCTCAAGGTGTGTTCGCTAATCGAGAAATAGCAGGCTATGCTACAAGTATAGCTAAAGCATATCCAAATATGACATGGACTAGTACACAGAGGACACGAGAGTATCAGGAACATATAAGACGTACTCAAGGCGTCAATCCATCAGACACATCTAACCATTTAAAAGGTATCTCGTTTGATGCAGCTGGAAATGATGCACAAAGGTTGAAACAAGACATCGATTCAGGTGTAGTACAAGGAGTCTCATACTATATAGAACCAGGTTACACACACGTACACTTTGATATTACAGGGCCAGTGAGTATAAATGGAGTTCAACAGGAACAACAAACACAACTACCGCCGATGACAGTTCCTATGAATATATCTGGTGTTGGATTAGGAGAACCCACACACCGTTCTATTACGGATACAGTAGGGTGGTTAGCTGATCTTAATAATACAGAACAGGGTATAGGTTATGCGAATGACATGAAATCCAGAGGTAACCAATAATGACAAATTCGTATAATCCTACTCCTCAAGAAACATTTGATATCCTAGCAGCACAGGAAGAGGAAGAGAGACAGAGACAAGAAGCTCTATTGTCACAGACAGAACCGACACTAGTTGGTAAACATGGACCAGATGTAGTACCTGGTCAAGAAGAAATAATCCAACAATATATGCCTGAGATAGGACCACCAATGGTACCGGGTGCATCTGAGTTAGCTATGGAAGAGAGGGAGGCTGCTAAAGGCCCCCTCACTGACGTGATAGATAATCAACAAGATTCACTTAATGCAAAGCTTGCACTACTACAAGGTACAGGTGACACCTTATTCGGTGCAGCTAAAGGTATGGGTTGGTTAATGGGTTCCACTCAATCAGGGTGGGATGAACTAGCTGGTGGTCCAAAAGGAAATAACTTAATCCAACAAGGAACTGAGGCAGTAGATGACTATTGGCATCAGGTTAACCCACAGTCTGACAACGGAGCACACCACGCTATAAGGAAGATATGGGGAGTCATTGGACCCTCAGTCATGATTCCAGCTGCTACTATACCTAAATTAGCTGCTATG